ATTAACGCCTCCGAGAATCCAAAATTCAGGACTCAGAATAAGAGGATTTGTTAAAGAAAAATTCCCCCGAACTCTATCAGGTTAAAAACTTTTCGTCATGCTTATACGACACCATGACAATATGTCCCTACTTTATAAGTATAATAGGAAAACTATGTGAAAACTAAACGTACGACAAAGCAACAGGAGGACACCCAATAAAATAACTCAATTGGAAATCGTCCCTGCCGGACCTCATCAACGAATAACTCGCAATAGTGGTAGCTGAACTAGCACTAATTTCTATTCCATGCGTTGGATACTGTAAGCTAGAAGCTACCCCTGTAGCTGAAGTGGCTTTAGAGTCCGCTGCTGAAGCATTGTATACAGGACTGCATTTACAGTGACAATAATAGGGAACCTCAAAAGGGTTCGTAGCCACCGCACCATCAGATGTATATATACCACACTTCATTGTTTTGGTCGTTAAATTGTTCCAAGAATTACCTCCTCTAGAACCAAACGATTGCGGTATTAGCTCCAACTGTGTAGAGCTAGTGTTTATACGATACAATGCCGCAGAAACGTCTCCTGTATTTCCACCCAAGTACTGTACTATCATACCTCCATGATAGAAGCGATACATGTTAGCCAAAAAGCTCAACATGTCCCCTCCTATATTTGGAGATGCAATTGCCCCAGTGCTTGCATTCAGAGATAAAACTCCTGTTGTGAACGGGTAAAACCCCACATTACTGGATGATGTTCCTACGGAAGTGCTGATAAAATACACTGCAGACATTCGTTGAAGTAGCTGTTTGATGCTAGCTAATGATTCTCCAAATGACTGTTGTGCAAATTCAAACCCTTTGGTTTGTACAACAGAATTACCTATTGGCTTATCTAATACTTGTTTTATGTCCATTTGAGGTGAAAACACTCTAACGACATTCTGAAAAGTACCAGTAAAGTCAGATAATCCGTCGTTGCACAACCCTTGAAATTCAAAGTCATCACCACCAGAAGCATAAATAAGATAATCAACGGATTGCGCAACAGTTTCAGGGCACCTAAGTTCGTTGAGTACAGTTATGTAAACAACTCCCATAGGTGTTCCTGATGGTTGATAATTACTTCCTTGTAGATACGGAATGTGTAATGTAAACTCATTACCATTTCTCAAGTCAATAATCTCCCTCAATGATAAAGTTGAATTGGTGATAGTTGGAGCAGTAGTTATATACGACGTTGGAACTGGCGTATACACAACTTGTAAACGACCGGAATGAAATTCAGTTTTTGCAAACTTAATAGTTAGTTTTATAGAACCCCTATAACTAGTCATAACGTTAGACAAGTAATAAACTGGTGGACCCACAGCATATGTCATAGTATGCGTGCTGACAACTTTTGTAGATGTTTCTTTAAATTGAAACGGATCTATTTCTTGTGTCAACAGCGTAGTACCATTAGCATCAGTTGTGTTCCAAGTTTTCGTGGCAATAACCGTCGAAACCTTCTTCAAAAAGTCTATACTCATCTCATCTTCATCAGTTATGGAATTGCATGCAGACACAGTAGTCCTATTAGAATTAATAAGGGCTAAAGGTATACTAGAATCAACTCCATCACTAATTGCTGCACAACGATTTTGAGATCTCAATACAGGCTGAACCAACTGCTCAATATTTGCTTTACTCCACCCGAAGTGTGATGCGAGGCACTCTAGTCCTCTGAAAACCCAAGAAGCAGGTTTAGCAAGCGGTGTTAATTGTGGTATGACACTGACTGTGTCTGCCACAACTGCTGCTAAGCCTAATCCTTTAGATATAACACCACCGGACAAAACATGATGCTCTCCCCGAGCAACAGTTTTAGATGAATATTTCTTTCGTGAAGCATTACTTTGAGGTAATATTGGAGCAGCTAATTCAAAATCTTCAAAATGCATATAGAGAGAGTATCCCACGTCTGTTTCACCAGCTGCACCCGTTTTTAGGCGAGCAAATACTGATAAATAAACGTTTCCCCAATCTCCAATAGCCATAGCTCTGTTGTAAAAATTGAATGGTGTAATATAAGGAATCTTAAGTACAGCACCGGAATCTCTACAGTCTAGTTCTACGCACGGTTGCATTCGTTTAGAAGATTTTAATACATTGTGTAGCGAGAAATCTGTACCAGATGTGGCTGTGTAAGGTAAAAAGTGCATAAGTAACTTTCCTTGTTGAAAAGGATTAGCATTCATTATCAATGTAATGACCGCTGTTCCCCTATAAAGGTTATACCCTTGCACTTTGTTAGCCCAATATGAAGTAGTCTCTATCAAATTTGCAATAGAAAAATTATACAACTGCAAATTGTCAGTATCAGACGTAGTCCAAGTTGAGTTATACAACAGCTGTGGTTTCGCTAAGAAATCCCTTAGTGATTGATCTTTAATTGCGAAATCATCTGACACTGTCAAACTATTAAAGTCACTAGTAACCTTACTGGAATCTTCATTGAATGTAGTTGTATTAGCATTCAGTTCAGACGATCCTGTAGGTTTTGTTGCCTCTTCGAAGGCGTTGCTTGTTCTTTGTTCTGCAAGTCTATTAATCTAGGTGAGTTTCCGACTTAGGAAACATCGCCGATCCGGTTGTCTGGGTTTGTGTTCTCACACGCGGCACCCTGATTAGTAAGGCTAAATAACCCGCCGCTTGTCTAGCTCTATCGCTTCTCATCTCATTTCCTCCGGAATTTGCATTGAGAGAGTGTTCGATAAGAACATGTTAATGCGTGGTGCGACAAACGTCACGCATGCTGAATATATAGAAAGGCTCAGCTGCCTAAATACAAGCATTAATCTCTGCTGGCTAGCTCCAGCTAATACTTGCCACTAGTAAGGACAGTAAGAGGTTCGAGACTCCTCTCACATGGACCTTTGCGTCAGTCCGGACGGAGGGTGGATATTACCACCATAGGCATAATATAATCTAAGTTTCTCTGCCAAATAACTTAGATGTAGAAGTTCAGCTCTACGGGCCTTTTTCTCCTGTAAACAGGGTAGTTTATCGTCATTGCGGACTGAGTTTACTTAGAACTCAAATTCCATATCTAGGATATTATCCCGGTTATGAATATATGTTGTATACATTGGTTTGTAGTTCAACTTTTCACACGAAGCACTGATTATAGTGTTAGCGTATGTGTTGAAAGTATCTTTCCCATGCAATGCTAACTTATGTAGTAAAATGTCTACAGTTTTATTAACACTCTCAGGATCTTTACCGTTGCTCTTCGTCCAATAAGGCATATCTAATATGCTCTCAAGGGATTGTGCAGCAACCCATTTACCGATGTCTTCATCATATCGAAAAGCACACTTTAGAAAAGAGCATTCCTCGAGAGGTCTATGTAATAAATGCACACTTGTCTTGTCCTCACTGGTATAAGTCATACCAATTAGAGACATTTCAAAAGTCATATTTTCTTGTGTTATACACTTCAAATTATCACTGACTGAAACACCATTGTCATCACCGTAAACGATGATTCGAACATTGGCCTCCAGATAATCCATGTCTGGGACGTTCTTGTTGAAACGCTCCGGTATATGGCGAGATAAAATTTGAACCATACAATAGCGCAAGATAATATTATTAACAATTGAATTAACATGTGTGGTCAAAGGATGACCAGACGGGACACTTCCCATCCATTCATATTGGTAACTACTTAAAGGGTCAGTAGTACTGTTAAATATGTGTTTAGAATTAACTAAATCCTCGAACAAAACAGCACGTATGACTCTCTCTTCTGCTGTAGAATTGTAATAATAATCTTCTATAAATTCGAGAGCACTATAGAGCATAAACGGTGATTGACTACCATCATACGCACTATAATCTCCGAAAATATTATTATCTCCAACACTACGCAGGTGTCGCACTAAACGCCCCCAGTCGTCACTGAAGGCATTCACTCCAACCGCGATGTGATTAAATACGTTATTGTCAATAATCCACTGTGTAAAACAGCCGAAATACTGCCGACAAATTATCAAATACACCAACGGTGAAGCACTAAAGAGCCTAAGCTTCATAGCAGCAACTTTGTCTTTCTTTCGCCTCTCGGCCTTAAGATGATCCATAAATGTAAAATCTAGTCTGATCCCCTTTGCCATCATCAAGATAGCATTGGAAACTTCAGCTTCAATCTTGAGAGCCTCTTCAGACTCGAACGTATACGGACCATCCGTGCCAAAAGGTACAGTCTTTCCCTTACCCTTCCAAGAATTTGCAAGCGGATACCCAGCAGATGTGCTACGTGGTATACCCTTATAAATCCCCGGAATTCCTTCTACGGCCTCGCGATACGTAAAAATGCGAGGCTTTTCGAAAGAAGCGCGGGAAGACTGTCTACATACGTTAGAGTAAGATTGAGTACAAATTTCAAGTAGATTCAGATTCATTGACTTGTAGGGTGGATTGTAGTTAGAACGCGCGTTGGCCCAAGGGTCAACACCATCTCGTTCATGTAGTACTGTGGGGGCATAATTAGACTCACCCCAACATCCATGCAAAGGTGATTTGATTATAGTATTATTAGACGCTGCAACCATCTTGTCAACTTTCTTAACTAAGACAAATCGCGAGTCCAATTCCATCTGTGGTTGCTTTAGATTGATACCATCTTCTTCAGGTTCGACCTGAACATGCTGATATCCTTCCTTTTCAAACACAGAAAATACTAAATCAAAATCTTCTTTGAATATGGCCACACTATCTCCAGTGCGCATACCATCTCCACACACATGAATGCCTAACACTCGTGTTGTCGATCTAGAATCTGACGAAAATAATATCTCTCCGCATTCACCAACAGTAGTAGCTATATTATACTCATACGAACGTTCATTCGCATAGAAAGAATATTTAAAAGCACCTACTGGTCTCACTTCGGTAGTATGCAACTTAAGAATATCGGCGTTAAAACGTGCCAATGCTCCATGGAAACTACCGAGAAATAACTTCTCATCTCTCGTGATTAAGAATTTGGATATGTCTCTATGCATATACATTTTAGGTATAAGCGCAAATATTAAATCCGTGTCTCCATCTAATTGTAAAAACTTGATGTCTTTAAATCTGATTTCGAACGTTGATCCTTGATTCATACACTTTGTAAACGTCAATATCACTTCATCTCCTTCATCTTCTAGCTCTCGCCAGTGACAGTAGAAGTGGTGTGGAAATACACCAATTCTACCCTTGACGAAGGTGAATGAAGCGCGCTGACCCTTTTGAGTTTTTATCAAGTAGTGATTATTTTTCAAGACGGAACTAACAATATTATCAAAGTTCACATTAGCTGAACACATCTGCTCAGACAATTTGTTCACAATGCGTGCATTAGTCTTGATCTGTGCCTTTCCAACGGTTTTAATCTTGGGAAAGACTGATTGTTCCATCTTCAACACTACTGTGGAAAAATACTTCCAAGCCATCAGCGCAACGGGCACACTAACAACGAGTCCCGATATAAAAGGGTTCGATTTGATAGCGTACAGAATATCTGTAACTTGTTCCTGTATAAGTTCCATACTACTTGACATTCCTTCGGTTACATCGTAATAAGTCTCTTCACAATGCATCCTAAAGTCTCTCCATATTTTGTTCATACGAGCTTTACAGTAATCTAAGCCTACATTCGTAACGTTTAAGCCGGGCTGATAGTCATCCATTTGGGGTTTAAAATTCTTCCTTAAGTTTCTACAAAATGTTTCAACTTCGGGAAGAGCTTCCAACCTCTTCTGTGATTCAGCTCGACTAGCTATATACGTTGATGCAATGGTATCAAGCATCTCCCTCCATTCAATAGCATCAGATGTCACTAATCCAGACTTGGGGTCAAAACGATAAAATTCCATATGCGAGTAATCAGTAATTGCTCTACCACGCAAAGAGGGAATATGTAATCGCCTATCCCACAGGTTATCACTATCAGCTGTTCCTTCTATACAAAAAGGTTTCTTCGGCACCATGATTAATGGAAACGAGATCCTTCTACAAACAGGTTCTGGGTCAATAAGGGAGTGTATCATCAAAGTTTTGATATTACCAATGGCAATAACAAACTGTGAATCAAACATCATACCTTTATCTGCCAAATCAGCCATATGTACAGGGTAGGGCCAACAGTTAATTGCTCTCATAACGAATAAGTATCCATCATTAGGTTTCTGGGCGCTATCTCTCTGAGCGCCAAACTCATCAACGACACAAAAATATTGTTTACGATATCTATCAAAATATTCATTCTCCGGGCAGTATGTGTATTGGAAATCATCTTTGGCTTTAACGTATTTATCAAACGTCTCATCTGGCATTGTCATAGCAGCCAATTCATACATAAACTGAGTTAAACACGTGGTTTTACCTACCTTTGAAGGTCCAACGATAAGTATAGCCATGGGGGTAATTCGAACTCCATCATCAAACATACCAGCCTTCTTGATCTCCTTTATGAATTGGTTAACACGTGCTTGTAACAGCATTGCCTTCTTATAATATTCGGTATACATTGCTGTCTTCGGAATCTTAACGATCAACTTCTCTAGGTCGCTAACAATGTCTATAATACGGGTTGCCTCATCTTTCGAAAAAGGCAAGCCCTTATTGAACTGCTCCAAATACGTCTGAGTTTCCTTAGCAATAATATCTAACTCTGGAAACAAATTATTTGAAAATACGCTTGAGAACGTTTCACCGGATAACAAACGAACCATGCGTTCAAAAGCTTCACAAAGGAATTCTACTAAATCTAGACAACCTTCTTTAGCCTTCTTAATACTATGGCATTCTTTCAAAAAATCACTTAAAGAATCTCCTTTATATTCCTTCTTGAAAGCTGCATAATACATCCATCCATAAATGCCTGTTAATAATGGCACTAGTAAGTCAACATCCATTTGAGGATGTTTACCACTATCTGTTCTATCTGCGATATCAAAAAACTGTAACGACATAACAATTCCACTATATATCAGTGATTTCTTCGTATCCTTACAGTTCCAAGATAAATAGACTGAAAATGCTTCAACAATGAGAACTAATACATCATTTTTAAGCCATCTATTCGCCACTCTCATCAACACGGAAGCGAACATCATCAACGTTTCTCTAATATCTTCATTTGCCCAACATGCACTGAGCTGTGAAAATATATTCTCTAACGCTGGAAACTTCAAATCATGTGAAATACCATGCTTTGAAATATGCTCGACAACTTCATTGAGTCTATTAAAATTTTCATTGGTAACTCTACTCTGTTCTTCTACTCTATCGGATATATCAATTTTAACTGATGGTAACAATTTGTGTAAAAAGTCCATCTGTGGGAATTTGTCAAAATTTAATTTCCGTGGTTTCCACGTCTTAGGTGGTATTCTCATGTAATGATAAGAATATTTCTTCCTTCTATTAGTGTTACTCTTATAAAGCATACTATTAATATTAGGAAGGGGTGCCCGCGAAGCGGGTTTTGGGGGTGTAACATACCTCGCATCATCAACAATCGAGGGAGATAAAATCTCCGAATTTGCCCCATTATCTGGGACAGGAGCACTATTGAGGAGTGCTAATCCTTGGGTATTGCAAGAACTTGCAATGGTTTTGGCAAAGGAAGAGATTGCCACTCTAGTTGGGGTTGTTTGAAAAGACATAGGTATGTAATACTTGTGCATCTTCCGATTCACTATGGTTAAGACAGTGACTGGTTTCGTTAACGTGATCAGGACCAGTTTGTCAAGTCGGGGTTTTAGCATCAAGAATATAAGTTTTACTTCGTTAATGGAAGTCCTATATACCACAAGGCGGCGGTGTTCTATGATACAAACGTCATAGCGTTACTATCTACTAATAGTTTTAATTGGTACAGACGCCAATCTCGTCATTTATTGTGGTTAGTATAGCACATTAGGTACTCTAAAGAATGAATTCGAGTAACTAGGGACAAGTCCATCTGACTACAAAGGGGAAACAAGTTCCCGTCATACAATGATCTCTGCTGGCTAGTTCCAGCTATTGTATGATACTAGTAAAAACAAACGTTTGGTTCGAGAGTCCAAAACGTGAACTTGAATAGTTCAAATTCCTATTTACCCATAAGTGGGTTCTCCTTCTATTTGACATTACACTAAAGAATGTAATGGAACTAGAATTTTAGAGGATGGCTATACGGTTTAAACCGCATAGGTCCAATGAATAGCTATTTGCCTCAGCTTAGAGGGAGCCATAATTTATATACGCATTATACG